AAACTCACAAAAGGTCGAAAGGTTCTTGTAATGTATCAAAAACTCTTGAAAGAAGTTCCAAATTGGAGTGACGCTATGTCTAAACAACACACTGATAATATAACAAATAGATGTGCATGGTTTAACGACTTATTGGCTGCGGTTTTTGTAAGTTGTGTTAAAATTTTATCCGCGGTTCGATTGAATAAAGATAATAAGAAAATTTCGTTGAAACTCCCAACAAATGAAGTTTTCATCCAAACGTGTTATAACAACGCAGCTAAAGATTTATATAGAGACCCATATATTTATCACGAAACGCAAAATGAACACGAGAGAAACGATAAATTGTACGAACGTTTTTGTATGTGTATCGAGACATCTGTAAAAGAACTTATACCCGTACAACAGATTTTACAAACGTATATGTCACAAACGCAAGAAGGTCAAGATTTGGATGTTGGTGAAGCTGAAGTCGGTGATTCTGAAGACCCTGACCTGATTGATGGATACGAAGAGGAAACGTCAGAAGAGCCATTTGATGCCGAACCTTCAATGGAACAATCTATGGAACCTCCAATGGAACAATCTATGGAACCTCCAATGGAACAATCTATGGAACCTCCGGTATCAGAACAAATGATGGAACCAGAACAAGAGCGTGCATCTCCATTCGATAACGAATTTCGAACTATTGCAACAAAACCACAACCACCACAACAGGAAGAAGAAGGTGTTTTATTTCCAGATGCATCAGAGACCCGTGCAAAAAAAGTTGGCTACTATTAAATGGAGTTTGAAGACTATTTAAGAGACCCCGCGTGGGCCGGAATAATCGCTGGTTTTATAACCGCAGGATACATACACTTTAAAGCAAAGATCAACAACGAAGGTAAGCTTCCAGTGAGTGCATATACGAAACCAGCCGCACTCACCGCAATTTTAGTATTTTTTATTGTTACTAACGGACTAGGTAAGAAAGAGACCATATCAACGGAGCCATTTTAATTTTCTGACTTAAAGATAATATACGTATTTACAGTATAATATGACTTCCGTGACTGCATTCAATGATATGATGGGTCAATTTCTTGTGGAATTACACAAGACATTTCCAGAAGAAAAAGGCTTGAAAAAGTGTTTATCGGCTTTCGATTTAATGAAAGCTTCGAACCCACGCTTAGTCGTAGATGGGTTTATGAACGGTGTTGCACCGTATGCTGATAAGATTTCGGCTAAAGACGAGACATTTTTCATTGAAGAATCCAAGAATTTAGATTTCATGAAAGGTGTAAACCTTGAAAAACATTGGGGAACAGCGTCCGAGAATACAAAAAGTGCAATTTGGCAATATGTCCAGACGCTATACATGCTTGGTACAACCATTAGTTCTATCCCAGAAGACACACTTTCTATGATTGAGACAGTTGCAAAGCAGTGTGCAGATAAAATGGGTGAAGATGGAAGTGAACTTGACGAAGCTGCATTGATGAAAACTATGCAGGGTATGTTGGGTGGTATGATGAAAAAATAAACTCACTATATATAAATGACATCTTGGTTTGAAGATCCAAAACAATTGGTTCGAGTAGACAAAGTTCATGAATTTTGGCCGTCAAAGACGCAATCTTCAGCAGACCGTGTTAACGCAACTGCTCGTTTTATAATTTATGCGACATGTATAATATACCTCATACGCCGTGATGCACGTATATTTGTTTTGGGTTCAACCGCACTTGGTGTTCTTTATATAATGGAAAAATCCAATATGGTGAAAGAAGGTGTTATACGACCAACAAATGTATACAATAATGTAGGTAAAGAATGTTCAATGCCAACAAAAGATAATCCTATGGGAAATGTTCTCATGTCGGATTACGCAGATAGACCAGACAGACCTCAGTCGTGTCATTACCCAACCGTAAAAACCCCAGTAAACAATTTTCTTACAGGTGATATCAAATACGGACCATCTCGTTCGCGTTCATCTATGCCCGAATATCAAAGAAACGCACTATCGAGACAGTTTGTAAGTATGCCAGATACGTCCATCGGTGGCACACCATATTATGAATTTATCCATGGTAAAAGAGATAATACGTGTCGCCAAGACCCACGATTGTGTAACCCAGACGCGAGAGGGGTTCAACTTGAAGCGTTCGCGGGACTTGATCCAAACGGTGATAAAAGAAGTGGTATGCATAGAGGTTCGGGATTAGCCGCCGGACATAGTTCGTAATTTTAAACAATTTAATAATAAAGTAGTAGATACTCGATTTCCATAAACAAAATCTTTTGTAATAATAAATGGCGTATCAACTCCAACCAGGAATGAAAGTGGTTCAAGATCACGCGGTTCCAGCCGTTTGTGCGACCGAAGAAGTTTTTGTATATCCTCAGCCCAGTACCCTTAACTATGGGTCGGGTAGACCAAATACCATGTTATATGGGACCGCTCCATATATGGCGGGTAAAGGTTCCCCAGCACAGTATATTGACACATCTGATCAGCTCAGACCACAAAGTACATCTCGTTTCAATAAAGTTTTAGCGAAGACTTACGAAAGAAATTTTCACCCACTTCAAAATGTCGAGTGTAAATTACCACTTAGAACACAATCATATGAACCATCGAGTACCAGAGCCGAAATGCAAAATGGTTTGTTTCAGCAAAGATACCTCAATAAAAATCTCGCTAAGAAATAAGAATGGCTGATCCTATATCTATAATGGCTATAGCCGGCTTAGTTTATGCCGGTAGAAAATTAAGTCAACCAGACGAAAAATATACAATACAAGGTAATGAAATAGAAGAATCTGAAGTCGTTTCGGAATTTTCGGATAGAGATGTATCTATACAATCTGAGTATTTGGGACCTTTATCACCATTAGTCGAACCATCATATAATTCAAAGCAAGAAATGGGGTCATTCGCTGAAGTTGCTCCACAACAAAGATCATCGGGAGGTGAAGTTTTGTCTATGAGAAATCGTATGTACGACGCAGGGCGAATGAATAATCTTTCACCAATTGAAAAACAACTTGTCGGACCAGGTTTGGGTGTTGGACCAGAAGTTCCTGCATTTGGAGGTAATCAACAACTGTTTCGTGTTAATCCAGAGAATGTTGGTGCGTATCGCTTAACCACTTTACCTGGTAGGTCGGGACCAGCATTTGATTCCAAAGGTGGTAGACGCGGTATTGTCGGTGAAGTTTCACATAATAGACCAGAAAAGACCGCGTTTTTGCATGGTCGTCTTCCTCCAGTTGCAGGCAGAGCACAGGGTATGACTGGTAGAACGCCAAGAGCAGAACACGAACGCACAAAGAAAACAACAAATAGATCCGAAACGGGTTCGAGAACCGATACATTAAATTTCGCATCGGCTAAGAGAACGGTTTCCGCACTTACACGCGCTCAAGAACCAACACGAAACAAAGCTGATGGTTCTATCGGACAGTATCAATACAACAATCAACCAGCCCCTGGCATTAGTAGCTTTGTTGGTGGATACTTAAATACACCAGCGACTAAGATCGGTGAAAAGAGAACATATGGATCTGCATACACAGCAGAAGAACTCACAAAATACGGTTTCAGACCAGACGATAGACGTGGTAAACCAAATAGAGCTGCGGGTCCAGGACGAATGAATGTTCGTGCCGATGCACTTAACCAAGGGGGTATGGTTACGAGTGTTCGTTCCGATACAACGAGAATTGATGGTCGAGTAAATGCCGCAAATGGCGCTTGGACACAACAATATAGAAACAACGATTACCATAAATTCAATGCTTATAAGGGACACGAAAATCCAAATGCTACAAGTATGAGTTTGGATACAGCTAGAAGACAGCTTTCAAGTAACCCATTAGTTCATAGCCTTTCTTAAATAAATATAGATTGAGACATACACTCATTAAAATATTGTTCATATATTTTAATGAAGGTACACACCTTAGATATAGACAGTGGTGAACGAGACCCAATTTTGTACCCAAATGTAGCTGATTATGTTGTACACCTAAAAAACCCTATTTATGACGTAACTAAAATTTCACTTATATCAGCACGTATACATAATAGTCAATTACTTATAAATGATCATAACAATACGTTCACAATAAACAATACGTTGAATAACTACGATATAACAATACCAAACGGAAACTATGATGGTGTAGATCTAGCTTCAAATGTTGTTATACATTCAGGTGGTAGGTTATCAGGATCTTCGTATGATAAAGATACAAATTCTATAACGTTTGAAGGTCCAAGTCAATTTAGTTTTGATTTCTATAACGGTACAAATGGGTATAAATAAGGTATCATTGGTAA